CTTTCTTAGAAGTGCCACTATCATTAATTAATAATTCCTCACTACCTGATAATGAGGTTTTTGCTGATAAGGCTGATACTTTAGTTGTTGCCATATTTACTCCGTAATAATGTAGTTAGGTGAATTAGTAGTAGAAGCCTCTGTGACTAAAAAACCACCCTGTTCTAGTTCTATTTCTTCTTCAAGACTATTTGCAGGAGAATCACTACTTTGCCTCCTGTTGAGGTACATAGCAATAGTTTTCTTTTGTTTCCAATTAAACTTAGGCATTAGATACCCTCTCTAAAATGTCTGACGCCTGCTGCTTGTCTTTCTGATAAACTTCTAAGCTCGTCTTTAAATTGCTCTACTAAAGGAGCAAAAGCTATTTGGTGAGCCGTGGAAGTATCTCTTTTAATATGCTTGCCGGTAGGAATCTGAGGTGCTTTAGTAGCTGTTCTCTTTCTTTCGTCTGTCTTGACACTAAACAATCCTCCCATCCTATCTTTATATTCTTTTGTCTCTGTTTTAATACCAGATTCGTGAGACTTAGAAGATGGTTCTTTACCTGTATGTTCCTTGGGTTTGTTTTCCATAGATAAATCTTTAACAGGCTCTAGCATATCTTGGTCTTCAGTCATACTATCTAACATATCCATTAGATTGTCTACTTCATTAGTCTCTTCATCTACAGTATCATCAGGAAACTCTAAACCATTCTCTTCTACATAAGCTGCTATCTCTTCAGGACTAGCCCCAGGATTTTCTATTTTATATGTACGCTCTAAAATTTCATCATATAGTTTTTTAATCTTTTTCTTAAACGCATCTAGCTCTAAATTGCTAGAAGAGTCTTCAAATAAACTAAGATGTTTTCTTTTAATAGCCATATTATCCTGTGTAAGATTGATTCTTTTTCATATGATTCTTTCTGTGGTTCTCTCTAAGATTCCACTTGTGAGAATCTGCAGCAAAAGAACTGTAGTTACTACCATATTGAAAATTAGTACAAAAACTTAATTGATAGTAAGCAGGTTCTCCACACTCATCACAAACTTGAGGTTCTTTCCGTTTATCATAAGAAACTACTGTCTCAGTAATGTGGTTATTCTTACATTCAAAATCATAAAAAGGCATAATAACTCCTAATTAATTTAGTGTAACCCCCTCGTTAGAAGAGGTTACTGCTCAATTAACTATTAAGCTGCTGGTACGACAAACGCAAGTCCTGCGTCATTACGCATCTCACCTACACCATAGATTGTATCTGATGTAAATAAGTCACCAAGCCACTCCTGTTTATATTGAGTCTGGCTACGAACTCCCACTTGTTCCGCAAGAGCTAGAGCGTCTTTGTGCATTAGCACTCCGACTCTATCTGTTGCAGTGTCTGCTGTTGTTGTAGTAGGACAGTTAGATGAGATGTAAACATCAACACCGTAGATTTGTCCAATTTTACCAGTTTTAATAGCATCACCAGAACCAATAAACTGTTGCTCAGTGAATCTGTTGATACCTAGCAAGTCATTAGCACAGACTGGTGGGATGATTAATGAACGATTGTCCATTGGTACATCCGCATCATCAAGTTTTAGAAGCATAGCTCTAATACCTGCGTCTGTAATGTCTGCTGCGTTAGAAGAGTTACCAGTGTAGAAAGTTGTACCTGAACCGATGTACGCTTTTTCCCAAGCTGCTGCATCAGAACCACCTACTGTACCGCCCTGCAAACCCTCAGTAAGAGTTAGGATGTCGGTGTCCACTTGCTTAGCGAGAGCATAGCCCGCATCGTCCGTGTAGAACTTTCTGAGAGAGCTCAATGCTTGAACCTCTGTGATATCTTCAATTAATACAGAGTATTCATAGTGCTTATCAATCGAAAGATTGGTAGTACCGTGAGTGTCGCCCTGAATTTTAACTGCTGTGTTTGCTGCTTTAGCTGTCGCTGAACCACGAGTCGGCGTTGGAATGTGAATTGTGTCACCTTTCTTACCTTTATGATTTAAGCGAGTAACTAAATTAGCAACCACCAAGTTCGATTTATATGCTGCAATTGTTTCATCTGACCAGATTTCTGGGATGAAATTTGCACCAGTAGTAACCGTTTGATGGTTAGTGCCGATTGCACCTGTTGCCATAATGTACTCCTGTTATAGTATTATCAAATTATTTGACTCTTCCTTCAGCGTAGGCAGCGTATATTTCATCAGCTAAGTCTGCATATCTATTAGGGTCTGTTGCTTTCAGACGGATTAGGTCTGCCCTGCGATATGTTTTCTTACCTGCTAAAGATTCAGTTGAACTTCTCGATTCAGTTTTACTAGCTTTTAGTGCTTTCTTTCTTGTAGCTGCTTGTTTTTGTTTAACCTCTGCAGTTTTATCAATCATTGAACGCTCTTTCCAGTGCGTCAACAACTCATCTGCTGCATCATAGTTATACTTGTCCGCTTCTTCAAATAAGTTCACTCTAAATTTACTAGCCTTAACCCAATCTTGAAAACCTGTATCTTGTACGATGTCTACATAGTCTGGATGAGACTGTTCCAATTGTGCCTTGCTAGTATCTTGTTGTTGCCTAGCTTGGAATTCTTGGAACTCCTGAAACCTCGGATGTTTTTCTATTAAAGAATTGACCGCTTTACTGGGGTCTTCAAAGAAATCTTCTTCTGTTTCGTTGTTGTTTGAGTTTTCTGTCGCTTGACTTGTCTGCGGTTCGTTTCTAGATATTTCAGCTTTAAGGAAACTGTCTGATAAGTTTCTTAACTCTCCAATCTCTTGGCTTTTACGACCAAGCTCTTGTTCTAAGTTTTGATAACTCTTAACTATATCCTCTACACTTTTACCAGAGAATTTATCCGGGACTTCAAAAGCAGGTTCTTGTGTTTCTGCTTCCCCAGCCTCTAGGGTTTCTTCAGGTTCTACTGTGTTTTCTACTTCTACATCTGCTGATTCTTCTGCAGGGTCTACTACTATATTGCTCATATCATTGTCTCCGCCCCTTTGGGGTTATGAAGTTGTAAAAAGATGACGCTAGTTGTCTAGTTCTGTCATCGCTGCTTTTGTTGCGTCTTCTAAAACAATCATCTGTCTTAGAATTGACAACTGACCTCTGGCAAACCACAGGTCTTTTTCGTTATCAATAGAATCTAATCTTTTGACTGATTCGGACATTATCTTTAATTCTTCAATTAAGTCTGCCCAGCCTTCAGTTTCTAAAAGCTCTATTCTATCTTTATAAAATTCTTCGTTATCTTTTGACATTAAGATTTCTTGTGTCTATTACAAAAATTTCTAGCTGCTGCTTCGGAGCTAAAGCCCCATTTCTTTAATGCTAATGCTTTACGGGTAGGTTTACCTTTAGCATCTATCATAGGACCAGCCATACCTGCAAACCTACAAGCAAAAGATACACGCCTACTATCAGTTCCGCTTCCTTGCGGTGCTTTTAAATTACCACCAGTCTCTTTATTATAAGAAGCTCTTCCTTTAGCATTTAATCCTCCTTTAGGATTCTGACCTTCTTTGCGTTGCCACGCTGCTGTCTTAGCCATATACTATCCTTGTAACTTTTCTGTTGCTGATGCTATATTTAATAATGTTTCAGACTTAAGATGTTCTATCTCTGGAATATTTCTCATAGTTTCACTATTAGTATTCTCTGTGTCTGCTCTCATCTTATCTATAGCAGCTAAATCTTTCTGTAGTTTAATAAATTTCTCTTGAATCTTAAGTTCATCAGGTTGTGCTGAGCCTGCGTGGGCTGCGTTTAGCATAGCTTTAGTCTGTTCTTCTTGAGCTTCTGCTACAGTTTTCTGTACATCAGCTTGTAACTGTTGTAATTGCAGTTCTTTAGCCATCTGTTCCATCTGTTCATTTTGTGGATTAGGCTGCATACCTTGCATAAGAGCTTGTACAATTTGGTCTCTGTTGTGCATACTAGAGTTCTGGAATACAGACACTAATATAATATTAAATGCAGGAGAGTCTTTAGGTATAGCTTGTAATAAACTTACCATTTGTTGTGCTTCTAACTCTTTAGCCATAATTCCCATAGTAGAATAAGGTACAAACTTATAATCTACAATTGGATATCTATCTACATCAAACTGTATCTTTCTCCACAAACATTTGTTAATCATAGGGATTAAGAATGTGTTTTGAAAGTTCATTAATGTACGCTTCTGTCTTTTAATTGCAGAAGATTGTTGCATAGACATACCAGCAGATGTAGCTCTTTCGGCACTAGCTTGAGTATCGGCAGAGCCTGTACCCATCTGTATCATATTCTGTAGTGACTGTACTTGTGTATAAGTATTTTGGTCGGTGCTACCTAATGTTAATGGCATTATTGCTTGCCTCGGGTCGCCATTAGTAAGAATAGTCTTACCCGGTCTGACCTCTAGCCTGACTCCACGCGGTAGTCTTGTCGCGTCTGCAGCCATCATTGGTGTAGTCGTCAGAGCTAACGAGTCAATAC